CGCCAGCCAGCGCCGTAGCGCGCCAGTGCGAAAACTCAGTATGTTTTCTATAGTTACGCGCGCTCGCGAGTGCTAAAGTAGTAGTCTTACGACACTTTATTATATCATGGCGGGGTTGTGAGTGTCAAGAAGAAGCTTATGCGGGGTTATGCGCAAGCTTTACGCGATTTGCCGACATTTTTGCTGATTTGCCGACATTTGACACGAAGTGTCGACATTTCGCGTCCCGCCCCCTCGAATTCGCTAGCGTTATTTAATGATAATCCGCGTAAGCTATGTATTGACAGGCGACAGTTGGCTCTATATAATAAAGGTATGAAAAAGAGAAAAAGATTCGATATACAAAAATACAACCGCCAGTGTTGCATAAACCAAGAACAATGGCTAGAGCATTTTAAAGTGATAAGAACTCACCCGCTAACATGGTTAATACTAGTGATAGTGATAGTTTACGGCTTCAACCTGTAGACTCACAATGAGAGAGCCTGTTGAAAATAGATTAAGAAAACTATTGACAGGCGACAGAAAACTCTTTATAATAGACTTATAAATAATTAAATAAACATACATTTTCAAGGAGAAATAACATGGCAGATACTGCAATCAGACCAAAAAATTACACAGAAGAAATGGTAGCACAAATGATAGACGCTTACGAAGCTAACCCTTCAAGAGAGACAGTCGACATGCTAGCAGGAGAAATGGGTAAATCAGTCAGAAGCATTATAGCTAAACTCTCAAGAGAAGGTGTCTATGTAGCTCAACCTAAAGTTACTAAAACTGGCGAACCAGTAGTAAGAAAACAAGAATTGGTTGCATCACTACAGAGCCACTTCGGTATCGAAATACCAACTCTTGTAAAAGCTAGTAAAGCAGACTTACAAAGACTAGTCGACTCAATCGACTAAAACGAAAGTGATTGTGCTAGTGGTATCTCACACTAGCACAGCAATCACGAACTCTTTTTAGAGTGCTTAAACGAGAACGATTAAGTTATTTTAAGCATTCCAAAAATAGTTCTTGACTTGGCAGTTAAAATTTTGTATAATATATATATCAAAAAGAGAACAAAGAAGCAAGAGTTTTCGACTAAGAGAAAAAAATAAATGATTGAGCCTCGGCCAATAAATAATCTCCGAAAACCCTAGCTTCCCCTAGTTGGAAAACCGAGACCACCATATATTGTGGATAAGTTCCTAAGTGATAGTAAACAGAAATATTCTCAGCTATCAGCCAACCTTTGTCTATCTACACAGGCAATTGAAACATGAGTGTAGGGTGTCGACCACCGACCCCTTAAGGAGTGTGGCGCAGGGGGATAGCGATAAGAATACTAGTAATTGAGGCGTAGATTATGACTAAACAATCTCGTGAGCGGAATGCTCTTACACTTAGCAATAAGTCCTGCGAACTTAGTAGCAATACGAAAGCAAAGGCAATAAGTCCAAAGTGTAAAAACTATCAGTATGGCAAATAGAGTGACGGCTGATATAAAATAAAGACCTCTATCGTTTTGTAGCACGACAGCGTACACTCTGGTTATGAACTCCGAGCCATATTATTTGGGATAGGATAGCAGATTGGCGGAACAGGTTTCCAATCTACCAGCGATATAACTTTCAGGCGGAGAATCAATAACGTGGCCTTAGTGTCCAATATCCGCTCAAGTATTATACTAACCACTGAAAGTGTAATGCTCGCCTCTGCAACCGTTTCGGTAGTCAAGCGAATAAAACGACTATACAAAAGGAAGAGTCGCAGCAAGTAGTAATTAAGTGGGAAATCTTTTGAAGGGCAGTAGCTCTGTCAAGTAAAGAGTAAAAAAGTAGTTAGCCGCTCCGTCCGATAAAGATGGGGGATAATAGGCGGAACAGTAAGTCTTTTACGCACGTAAGCAAGTTCCAGAGCTACGCACGAGTCGGGATGCGTTAACCCTCTTGTGAAATTAAAATGATTACATTTTTATACCCAGCCAGAGTGCTGGGTTTTTTGTGCCTACGATAAAGACGCAGAAAATAGTTCTTGACAATTCCCTATAAGCCTGATATAATATACATATGAAAAAAAGAAATAAGAATACTAAGACTAAAAAGTCTAACCCTGTTGCAAAATTCGCACGATTTTTTGCTCACGCTGTGACTATGCGCGACAGAAGCAAGTATTCTCGTATTAACAAACACAAAGGGCAAGCAGAGGAGTAAGTAATGAACTTAACATACATGACAAAAACAGATTTAGAGTTAAGTGCTATGCGCGACTTGCAGAACGCAGACGGCAAAGCAGTTAGAACAGAAATTAAAAGACGCCAGCAAGTAGGATTTGCAGACGGCACAATCTTCAACAAAGCTAAAGCCACAGTTGAGACAGAGTATCGAGTTGGCACAGTAACTGTAGTAGGTGCAAGATGAAATATCCATACTGGCTAAAAGTTTTGGTAGATTGTTTCAAGCAAGCAAAACCAGAGATTAGCATTGATGAGTATGATGTACCCATAATGCTAAAAGGTAGAGAGTTGATGGACGGCAAACCAAGAAAGAAAACAATAACAAAGTGGAAACACGCAGATAGAGGAGAATAATTATGTGGGACGATTTAGATAATTGGGAACACAAGAACAAAGCAGTAGTATTCATGGTAGTAAGTACAGAAGAAGTTCGTGAGTCGCTATCATACTACAACGCATTTGAAAAAGATTGCGAAGAATACATATGCGACATTTATGATGTAAGTGAAGCAGTAGTGCATGAAGCTTTACTAAACGCTTACAACACATTGAACTTCGACTATGGCATAACATACACAGACATCAATGATGCATGCTATGATTACATAGTTGAAAACCTAAGTGCAAAAACTAACGAACCAAGAGGGCTGGCTAGAGGACAACTCTATGACAGCGAAACAAAAACATTTGAACCAGTTGCTGAATTCTTAAAAAGAGTCAGAGGCAAACAACTAGATTTATTCGAGGAGAACAAAAATGCCAGCTAAATTTAAACCAAGCGAAAGAGTAGTAAGTAGAGTTCGCGGACAGAGAATGTCAACAGCTTCACCAGTAAAAAAGTGGAAGCACTACTACTTAAAACAAACACCAAAAGCAGAACTATTTGCAGAAATCAATAGTGATAGAACTAAACCTAAGCATAAAGTAAAGTATGTAAACGAGCTAGTTCGTAGAGGTATTAAAATAGAATGGATTTCTAAAGAGGAGTTAGTATAATGGAAGAATTAGTATTATTTCTAACAGGTATAGTACTGTCCCTAACAGCTGTATTAACAGCAATAATAGGGAGTAAGTAATGACTAAAGAAGGTTTTATGCAGTGGCGTAGAGAAAGCATACAAACAGATAGCCGCACAGGGCAAACTACAGTAGATGGCAAGCTAGTAGGTAGACAACTTTGGATTGGTAGAGTAGTAAAACATTTTATTAAAGAAGAAGATGTTGTAATCAGAGCTAGTAGCGAAGAAGAGTTTAAAGAGCGTGTCGATGAAATGATGTGCAATGAAGCTAAGCAGAAAGGGTACGAGCCTGGAATGCTAAACATAGACTTCAGTATGCCAAAGGCAGAGTTTGATGTCAAAGGATAATGTAATACAATTCCCCATCAAGAAAGGTGGGGGCAGACCTAGTAGGAAAATTATACTACAAAATAGGTTAGCAGAACTGCAAGTAGAAAGTGATTATATGCAGGGAGATTTAGATTATATATCTGAACAGCTAGAGATTAATCTAGTAGAAACACAAGAGATATTGAGGCAGTTAGAATCATTAGTAAGAGATGATTTAGCTGCTTCAATGTCAGAAATTAAAAATATGACTGGAATAGACTTAACACCTCTAATACCAGAACAAGACAATCCAGAGGAGGATTAAATGAACGAAAAAGCAATAAAAATGGGCAAAGAAGGCTCAATCAATATGTACGAAGATAATGGCTTATTATACTTTGTAGTCGACCCAAACCAAGAGGTAGGTCCATCCGCTAGTGGTAAAACAACCTTAGTGGCAAGTAGTGGTGGAAACGCATCAATAACATTAGAGAATGGCAGAGTACTAAAACTAGGCTTAAATCTCTACTATTAGGAGTGAGTATGCCCGCTAACTATACACAAGAACAAGTGAACCATATGATAACAGCATATCAAGCTAACCCTAGCAGGGACACAGTAGATATGCTGGCGGAAGATTTAGACAAGAGTGTAAAATCTATAATAGGTAAGCTGAGTAGGGAAGGAGTATACCAAAAGCAGGTATACAAAACTAAGACAGGCGAAATGCCTGTAACAAAAGAGCAGTTAATTTTAGGATTAGCAGACCTCTTTGAAATTGATAGTAGTAAACTAATGGGACTAGAAAAAGCCCCAAAGCAAGTAATAAAGTATCTGCATGATACAATTGGAGGAACACAATAATGGCTGAACATATGCTAAAGAAATATATAGCTAAAGTGGAGAAAACAGTTTATGTAATTGAAACAATAGAGTTTGTTTGCGAAACTGAAAGAGAAGCTGAGGAACATTTAGATAACTATTGTGCTTCTAGTGGTATGTATGGAGCAGACTATCAAACCGAAGTAGTAGATGTAGAAGAACAAGAATACCACGTAGATGGTCATTGGATTGAAGAATCTACAGTACTAAGTGTTGACGAATTTATGGAGTATAAAGATGGACTACACTAATATTATATTCGATATGTTGTTCTATGCTCTACTAATGACCGCCATCTATTATCTATTCTTTGATAATAACAACGACCTTCACTAAACCGTAGCGGGGCTGTTCTAGCCCCATACCTTCACTAAACCGTAACGAGGCTAATATAGTCTAGGGGAAATTGTATGCAATTTGTAGAGGTATAGTACCAATCGAGTACAGTATATAACAGTAAAATAGACCAAAAAATAATTTCGGTTGGCGAAAGTTATGGAAGTTTATTTGGTTGGATTTTAGACGTAAGTGTAGTAAATAGCTTAAACTGCTTAGTGCACTCGTTATAGTAAAGTTTATATCGTGGTCAATATAATTGCTTTAATCGCATTAGAAACAACAATAATAATGAGACATTAGCTTCGAGATTATTTTTATCTCCCGCTTACGCTCCCGATAAAAACCTTCTCAGGTAATGCTCTTTTATTAGGTTTTGTTGAATTGAATGAATAGTGGTTAGCAGTGTTATTATCAATTATGAATATATTATACCATAACTTTAACAAAATAGCAATGTATATTTTTGAGCATGTCATTGATTGTATGCTCTGGGAAAGTTTTATCTAACGTAAAAAAGTTTATTTTATGAGTAGGAAATTGTGATTTGTGGGACTATTTTCCACCATGCCTAAGAGGTCTTAACTTGGCTTCGGAAGTTTGCTTTTTTGCTCTGCGTTTGGCAGCGTTTAAAAGTCTTTGCTTTCGTTGAGCTGGCTTCTCGTAATACTGTTTTTCACGAACTTTCTCTAGCTTACCATCACGCTTAGTTTTGTTCCGAAAAGCTCTAAGAATTTTGTCGAAGTTATAATTTTGGGGCTTGTTATCGCGTCTCATACAAGGTCTGGCATATTATCGCCATATATTTCGTTGCACTGGCGTGCGAACTCTTTTCGACTGATGCTTTTTGAGTCAAAAGTCCAACCTCTCTTGCGAAGGTAGTGTACTTTACTAGTAATGGAAGACGGTGTTTTTCCTAGCATATGCGCTATATCCGTGAGTTCCATGTGTCCGTAATGCTCTTTTAATTGTTTGACTTGTTTATCAGTCCATCTATTTCTTTTTTCCATACAACTATTATACTCGATTTGAACTCTAAAGTCAAGAACTATTTTCAGCAACTGTTCATTTATTTCTTGACATCGCCCTTGAAAAGGTATATAATAGATGTATATAAAAAATATTAAGGAGATTTATGATAATTAATTGTAGTATGCGTCATTCACCTAGCGGACGCAAAAGAAAAACTAACGCATGGAAGAAAGCAAAAAGACCTGACTTCGTAGCGCAAGAGACAAAGCATTTCAAAGAAATCGATGTCGAACCAGCTAGTACTAAAATTATAAGTAGTAAAACTATGGGCGGATTCACAAAATCCATGAGTAGTAAAACTAAGTTGACAAAAGAAGAAAGACTAGAGATTAGTAAGCAATATACTCTAGCCCCTGCGTACAACAAGGGTGCATATCAAGTGATACCAAGAGGAGATGTAGAATGGATTGGCAAGTAATAAGTGTATTATTCGCAGCAGCATGTAGTGGACATCTTATGTACCTTGTAGGCAAAAAACAGGGGATAAGTAGAACACTAGATTTTCTTAAAGCCGATGGTCAAATAGATTTTGACGAGGACTGAAATTTAATTCTTGACATGGTGGTATAATTTTGGTATAATAGTAGTGTAATTTGCAAATAATTACACAGAATTAAGCGGAGTTGTAGGGACTTCCATAACAAAACCCTGCATATGTCTGGCACGAGTAGGAAACGCCAAAGTTTCTGAGGGTTGTGGTAGGAGCTCCTTTTTCCACCAAAGGACGGGTTTTGTTAGACATAGAAATATAATAATCGAGATGCCGCAAGGGTCTCACAGCGCGTGCCGCAAGGACGCAAACATAGGAGAAACCAATGACTGGATTAACAGCATTAAACTTTAACGACTTCGACAAATTATTTGTCGGATTTGACCGCTTGAATAAAGAGCTAACGAGAAGGAACGAAAGTTCACCTCTTACTAATTATCCCAGATACAACTTAGTAGCTATTGGAGATTCTGGTTACAGAATCGAGATGGCACTGCCGGGTTGGTCAAAAGATGATATCGACATCAAGCAACACAAAAATAAACTTACTATAGAAGGAACAGAAAAACAAGAGCTGGATTCTGACGAGGAGCATTATGTCCATAAAGGACTAAGTGGTAAAACCTTTAGTCGTATCTTTACTCTTGGCGATTGGGTAGAAATAGCCAACGCGGAATTCAAAAATGGTATGTTAGTAATTAACCTTCAGGTCAATACACCTGACGAAGAAAAGCCTAAGACGATTAATATAGGCTAGGAGAAACTAATGCAATATGCAAAACGATTTCTTAATCGTTCAGCATTTGTGCAAGCGGTTAAGCAAGTTAAAGCTAATTATTGTCCCTCTGGGGACTTATGCGAGGTAGTTGTTATGTTTACAGTATGTTTCGGAACCATGTATTTGGCAATGTTACCCCTACTATGAATATAACTGACAAAGCCTTAGCAATGTTAGAACAGAGAGTCGCCTCGAGTAATACTTGGGGCGCTCGACTTACTGTAAAAGGTGGTGGTTGTGGTGGATATACATATGAGTTAAGTTATGCCGAAAGTCCTAATTTAACTGATAGAGTATATCAAAATATCTTAGTAGTAGATATACTAAGTGAGGAGTATCTAAAAGATGCAAAATTGGATTGGACAGTTAATGGATTGCAAGAGGAATTTGTTATCACAAATAATCAAGAGAGTGGACGCTGCGGCTGTGGCGAAAGCTTCTACATATAGGAAAAATATGAATACAGGAACAAAAGGACTAGACCTTATCAAATTCTTTGAAGGGTTAGAGTTGGAAGCATATAGATGTGCTGCAGGCGTATGGACAATAGGCTACGGACACACAAAAGGCGTAGAAAGAGGAATGAAAATTGACGAGAGTACAGCTAATCAGATGCTGTCAGAAGAATTAGCAGAGTATGAAAATTATGTTAATACTTTAGTCACAGTTGAGCTTAATCAAGACCAGTTTGATGCTATGGTATCATGGGTTTATAATCTAGGCGGTGGTAATTTACAAGCAAGTACTCTTTTGAAAGTATTAAACGCAGGAGACTACGATGGAGTTCCAGCTCAGATGATGAGATGGAATAAAGCTGGTGGCAAAGTACTAGAAGGATTAACGAAACGCAGACAGGCGGAAGCCGATTTGTTCTGTGGTAATTAAGTTCGAAGGCAAAGAATATCCAATCTCACAAGAAATGTGGGACGCTATGAATGCACACGCAGAAAAACGGGGAATGACAATAGATGAGTATATAGCAGAAGCTTTTACTCTATTTAAGGAGCAAAACAATGCAAGACACTAATGAATACAAAGTATACTCTACTTATTCCGAGGGGGATAAAGTAGCTCATGTTGTAAGACATAGAATAAATGATAGTTGGGGAGTATACATGAAGAATGGAAATAATCCAGGCTTTTTAGAGTATTACCCAACAAAAAGTGAGAGCTGGTCAGAAGATTGTGCAGAAAACTTCGTATTAGGAACTGAACAACTATGAACTTAGATGAAATCAATATGTTAAAAAATGAAATAGCAAGTATGCAAGAACAGCTAAGTTCAGCTTATAAGAGAATAAATGAGCTAATTCATGAAAAGAACCAAGAAGGTAGAGAAAGAAGATTACTAGGCCTTCAAGGGACTTGCGAATACTGTGGTAAATAGTAAAAGGTGGCAAGATAATAGCGATGGGTGGGTTAAAGCCATGCATGCGAGTAACGATAGGAAACAAAGAAGAATGAGTCAACAAGGATATAAAGTAGAAATTATTTTTACACAACCCCTAACAAAACAAGACCCTGCTGATTGGATATTAGAAGCCGTCAGCGAAGGTAAATTTAAAGAAAACACAAACCATGTACATGCTACATCCGTATCTCCAATAGATTTGGAAAGTGATGAGTATAAATGGTTGCGTGATGCTACAAATTAGATTAAATAATGCTAAAGTAGCTTTGAAAGTTGTATTGGTAAACCAAAAAGCAACAAAAAGTCCTAAAGAGAGGGCACAGCTTGAAGAAGAGGTGAAAGACTTAACTTCAAGAATAGAGGAACTAGAATGGCAAATCAAGACCAATTTAGTGGAGACATGAGTCGTAATGAGGTTGAAATAGACCTTAACAAATTTATGTCAATGGTAGGCGAAATCGGAGAACTCAAAGCAAAAATAATGGAGCTAGAGAACGAGAAAGAGCCTGACAATCCTTGGCAGAAGTGGATATGGCTATCAAACATGATAGATGCTTGGAGAATTTTCCCTAGAGCATTTTTATCAGTGTATATTATACTTTTGTACAAGTGTACAATTTGGTTCATGGAACTTCCAGAACCAACATTTGAGCAATCAGGATTAATTTCGGTAGTAGTAGGAGCAGGTGCAGCCTGGTTTGGACTATATGCTGGAACAGCAAAAGATAAGATTAACTCAAAATAATACTTGACATCGCCCTTAAATTTTTGTATAATATATGTATGAATTTATTTTACTTAGACAAAAATTTAGATAAGTGTGCCGAGTATCATGTAGATAAGCACATCGTTAAGATGCCACTAGAAGTGGCTCAAATCCTATGCACTAGTATATGGATTGACAAGTTCTTGGGTTTCATACCTAGAGCCTTAAACAAGGAAGAACGAGATGTGCTTAATGCTGAAAAAGCAAAAATCAAACATTTACCCCCAGCAGAGAGACCTATTACACCATATTTACCTATGATGTATAATCACCCCTGCACGATATGGGCGCGCTCTTCATTAGACAACCACGAATGGACACACTGCTACGGCAATGCGTTGAACGACGAGTATAGGTACAGGTATGGCAAAGAACATAAGTCCATACACGAAGTAGTAAATAAATTACCAGAGCCAATAAATATGCAAAGAGTAGGCTTTACGCAGTTCGGACTAGCTATGCCAGATGACTTGAAAGATTATGACAATCCAATTCAATCATACCGCGACTACTACCACCTAGATAAAGCTACCTTTGCCAGTTGGAAATTCAGAGATAAACCACATTGGTGGAATGAGGACTATGCAGACTATGAGAGTCGTATTACAAGACAAGCCTAGATTATCTATATATTTCCCTGCGCACTGGACACAATTACAGGTAGACACTTGGTTAGCTAAGTGGTATAAGAACAACAATCAGACACATTAAGGACAGAACATGACAGACCAACAAAAATTTAACGACTACGCAAGGTTCGTAGATATAACAACCTCACAAACAAGCAAAAACACAGACAAAATGATACACAGAATGGATAAGCTACAAGGCAACACAAGTGTACAGGGCGAAGATAGAACAGAAGAAATGCAAGTAGCAAGACTATTAACATCAGTTATCGGTATGATGGCTGAGAGTGGAGAGTTTGCAGAAGTAGTAAAGAAAAAAATATTTCAAGCAGATACACAGTTTACAGATGATGAAATATTCCACATGAAAAGAGAACTAGGAGATGTTCTTTGGTATTGGGTGCAAGGCTGCACAGCTTTAGGATTTACACCACATGAAGTAATGGAAGAAAACATCAAAAAACTAGAGAAAAGATACCCAAATGGTTTTGAAGTAGTACGCTCAGAAGTAAGAGCAGAGGGAGATATCTAATGGCAAATCATGTATATTTTAATATAAGTATAGAAGGATTAACTGATGAAGAATTTAACTCATCAGTTAAAATGGTAAAAGGTACTAGAAATGATTATGATGGCAATCCTTATGATTATGAGGATTATGCTGAAATAGAAAATCAACCTTTTATGGGTAGTGTAGATAAGTCATTTGATAAAGATGGTTATTTACAAAACTCCTATGATTGGTATTGTAGAGAAGTTGGTGCTAAATGGTGCCACCTCGAAGAAGTACAAGACGGCTACATTAGCGGATACGCAGCATGGAGACAACCAGTAGAGTTAGTATCAAATATATTAGAATACTTTGCTAATAAGTATGATGATAATGTAAGTGCTACCATGACATATGAAGATGAGTTTAGAAACTTTATGGGTAAACAATACTTTGAGACAGAAAAATACGACGATTGGGAGTCTGTAGAAGGAGACATCTATGAAACCGATGGAGAAGAATTAATAGAGTCATTCAATGAAATGTACCCTAGTATTGATACCACAGTTGAAGACTTCGACTGGCATGGTGAGTATAAAGTAGAAGGCGAGTCCGTATACCCTAGCGAAATGCTAGACCAACTTGCTGATGAGTTTTGGGAAAGTTCATAAATGGGATTATTTAGTAAAGAAAAAAGCTTTAAAAAAGTTGATTACAAAGAGTATAAGTTCAATGAAGATGAAGTACTAGAAACGCTGAAATTGTATATAGATAATACATATGCACAGCATTATAGTACTGATAAAATACAAGCTACAGAGTTTATTATAGACTCTGGCCATGGTGAAGGATTTTGCATAGGTAATATTATTAAGTATGCAAAACGCTATGGGAAAAAGAAAGGCAAGAATGATTTAGACTTAATGAAAATAATGCATTATGCAATAATTTTATTAGGGAGTAAGCATGAGAACAGTTAGAAAAAGAAATCATGAAAAGCTAGACGAAAAGAATCTTGTTAGAGTACTGGAGTACTTGGAGCAAGATAAACCGATTACAAAAAAAGAAGCATGCTCTATGCTTAACATCAGTTATAATACTACTAGATTAAATAGTATTATCGAAGATTTTAAAGATACACTTAAATTCAGAGCAGTAAGAAAAGCACAAAACAGGGGTAGAAAGGCTACCGACTATGAAGTCAAACAAGCGATAGAAATGTATTTAGACGAGCAACCCGTATCTGGCATAGCTCAAGCTTTATATCGTTCTACAACATTTGTTCGTAATTTGTTAGACAGAGTTGGAGTGCCACAAAAAAGACCCACGACCCAACAGGGACTAGGTGCTAAAATAGGATACTTACCAGATGAATGCGTATCAGAAGAATTTTCGCCTGATGAAAAAGTATGGTGTGCCAGATACGACCTTCCTGCTAGAATAATTAAAGGAAGTTTTGATAAAAGACATAACTGTAATGTATACCATGTATATGTTATAGAACTGACAAATTTTGATAGCCCATACTTTGGGAATATAAAAGAAGGGGGCTTTCACGCTCACTTCGCCTCTTATGATTTAGGTAGTTTAAGACACTTAAATAAGTATGATATAAATATCTAGGAGCATAAGGAGTGCAAAATGGAAATATGGACAGTAGTCATTTCTATGTGGCTAACAACATGGTTTATGGCTGTGAGTAGAACTTACAGTATAATTATGAGAATGATTAGTAACGAAGAGGGTGGCAAATTAATAAGGGATTATAAAAATACACACGCATTTATATATGCAGTATCAATGATTTTTATCGCCCCATTTATATGGCAAATATGCTTCTTCGAAGAGCCTAGAAGGAACTTCGTAGTATCATATGTAAATGCCATAATAAGGAATAAAAAATGAATGATAGATTGAGAGAAGCATTAGCGCTTAAATACAAGGGAATTATAGCCTCTGCTGAAGTTAACATCAGAGTATATTTAAATAACCCTGTAGGAATCGGTGAACATGCCGACATCGTTGGAGCAATAGACGAGCAGATTGAAATAGCTGTAAACGCTCAAGAGAAGTTGGACTATATTAAAAGCTTAAGTTATACTTAATAAAAAATAGTTCTTGACATCGCACTCAAAAATCTGTATAATATATATTAATGAGTGATAGATATTATAACCAAATGAGAGATTTAACAGGCTGGTGCCACGGCATGCCTGAAGCTCTCAAACATAAAAGGAGAAGAAGAATGGCTTGGACAGACGAATCAAAAGCTGAAGCTGTTGAACTTTATACCGACGCTGAACCAACCCCTGAGACATCTATGGAGATTGTCAAAGAGATTGCAGAGCAACTAGGAGAATCACCTAACGGAGTTAGAATGATACTTACTAAAGCTGGCGTTTATGTGAAAAAAGCTCCTGCTACTGGGACTGCAAAGTCTACTGGTGGTGGAAGCGCTAGAGTAAGCAAAGCTGACGCAGCTGAAGCACTAACAAGTGCTTTATCTGACGCAGGACAAGAAGTTGATGCAGATATTATCGACAAATTGACTGGTAAAGCTTCTGTTTATTTCACAGGTATAATCAACAACATAAACAACTAATACTAATCCATTACTAGGCAGAAAGAGTTTTCTTAATAGTAATGGAGTATTATAGTGAAAAAAGAAGAGTTCTTAAGAACTGTTTCAGATTGCGGCGATGCAATCATAACATATAGGTCGACAAACAGTAGAAAATTAAAGTATAATGTTTGTACCCTAGACTTCGATAACAAGTATATCCAAAGCAAGAAGAATCGTGCTAAGGAAACCAACGACTCAGTTTTGCTGTTTTGTTGGGATACTGATAGTTATCGCTTATTACAACCTAAGAATGTTACCAGTATACAACCTTTAAGTAGTATATTAAGGAACAAACGATGAAGTTGCATGAAGCCCCTGAGTTATATGAAAAAGTAATCTCTGAAAATGAAGAGGGGACGGAACAAGTCAAATTAACTATAAATACTTTTTACGATACAGAGTATCTGCATCTAAGAAAGTATTATCTCGACTTCGATGGTGACTTCAAGCCATCAAAGGACGGGATAGCAATGAAGCTAGACTTTAACAACTCTAAAGGGTTGTTTGAGGGACTAGTGGAAATATTATCACTAGCAGAGAGTAAGACTATTCTTGAGACGCACTTCAAGGATATTTTAGATGAAATTTACCTTTCCTAAATTTAGTTCTTGACTTTGTTTGTGATTTTTGATATAATATATAAATGGAAAATATAAAAGCAATACTACAGCAAGCCTCGGAAGATTACTATAATGGTAAACCAACGATGTCAGATGAACAGTTTGATAAGTTAGCTACGTATGCTCAGTATGACGAGGTCGGTTTCTCTAGTAGAGACAATAGAGTTCCTCATGCGTTTCAAATGTATTCATTACAAAAGATATTTTCCAATGAGCTTGATAAAAATCCGCTAGGTAATTATAAAGGAGACATTACTGTTTCCCCTAAATTAGACGGAGCGGCAGTATCATTGCTCTATGTTGAGGGACAACTACACAAAGCCCTTACTCGAGGAGATGGAAAGCGTGGTCTGGATATTACAGACAACATGAAGTCTCTTGTACCTAATTCATTAGGCGAGTTTAAGGGTGCACTGCTACAGATTACTGGAGAAGTAGTTGCTCCCAAGACTATCAAGAACGCTCGGAATTATGCTGCGGGCGCTCTCAACCTTAAAGATGTAAAAGAGTTTAACAGTAGAGATTTGCGCTTCATAGCTTATGGAGTACAGAAATCTTGGAATGAATGTTGGACTATTGATATGTCTTACCTGAACTCATTTGGATTTGATACAGTTCTGTCTAATGACTGGACTGCATATCCCGATGATGGCTTAGTATTTCGTATAGATAACTATAAGGACTTCGATTCTCTAGGATATACCTCTAAGCACCCGCGAGGTGCATATGCGCTCAAGCAGCGCAATGAAGGAGTTATAACTAAATTAGTTGATGTTATATGGAATGTGGGCAAGTCAGGAGTTGTAGCACCTGTAGCTATTCTTGAACCAATAGAAATAGATGGAGCAGTAGTCAGTAGAGCAACTCTACACAATACTCGCTATATTGAAGACCTAAATTTAGAAATAGGTTGTTTGGTTGAAGTAATCCGTAGTGGAGAAATTATACCTAGAATACTGTCGAGGGCAGACTAATGACTAAAGAAGTTATATTTAGCAAAGAAGAACAAAAGAATAGTAAAAGAATCTATAAAAGCGCCACACCTAAACAAGACCTATCATGGTATGTTAAATGGACAGCAAGTTCTTTTCTTATATGTGCTTTTGCCTTTAGGTCAACACAAGAATTTCCTTTTCTAGACTTATGCTTTTCCTTAGTAGGAGTGGCAGGTTGGCTATGGGTAGGGCTTCTATGGAAAGATAGAGCTTTAATTATATTAAATGCCATAGCAGTATTTATTCTATTGACAGGACTTATTAAAGCCATATCTCCAATGCTCCTAGCGTGAGTAAGGGAATATATAACGAAACATACTTCGAGAATAACCCTGAAGAAAGGGATAGAGAAGGAGTGCTTTACGGAATAGTACTAGTAAACACAAAGACATTCGAGAGAGAGTGCATCAAAGTAGGAATAGCCAGTGGAAAAGATTGGCGGCATATTATAAAGCGTAGCAGGGGTTTCAGAGGATATGATATTCGTATTCAAAAGGTCTGGAGCAGCACACTTTATAATGTGTGGGCACACGAAGTGTACCTACATGAAATATATAAGGACGATAAACATGTTCCTATGTTTAAGTTTGGAGGTCACACTGAGTGTTTCAAAATTGATTCCCTCATTCTTCAGGACTTTCCAAAAAATAAATCTTGACATGGAAACTGAATTTTGTTATAATATATATACAATTTAAAGAGAGAATATATGAAGCAAATAATCCCGCCAACAACCTGTCCATCTTGTATGACACAGCTTGAGTGGGTAAAAGACCAGCTTTATTGCAACAACTCTAATTGCCTAGGCAAGACGAGTAAAAAGATTGAGCATTTTGCTAAGACTCTCAAAATTAAAGGTCTCGGACCTCGCACAGTAGAAAGACTACAAATCTTAGATTTGCATGACCTCTATGAGCTTCCATTAGAAATAATGATTGAAGCTCTGCAATCCGAAAAGTTAGCAGTTAAACTGAGTAGAGAAATCGAAAGTAGTAAAGTAGTAGACTTAGTCGAGCTTTTACCCGCTTTCTCTATAAAACTAATTGGGAATACAGCATCTCGTAAGATATGTTCCATTGTTAAGCACATTGATGACATTAACGAAGATACGTGTTCCAAAGCAGGTCTAGGACCAGCTGCTACAGAGAATTTACTAGATTGGTTAATCGAAGAATTTACCAATGGATATGACAGACTACCTTTCAGTTGGAAACAAAGGGAAGCTTTAGTAACTAATACAGGAACTAAAGGAGTGGTTTGTATCACAGGAAAACTCAAAAGCTATAAAACAAAAGCAGCCGCAAAACAATATTTAGAAACAATGGGCTATCTTGTTAAAAGCAGTTTGACTAAAGATGTCACAATCTTAGTAAACGAAAGTGGTATAGAATCCGCTAAAACACAGGCAGCCCGAGATAAGGGCGTATTAATAATAACAAACTTAAAAGAAATATAGGAAACCAAAATGGCATTACCAAAATGGACAGACGAAAGAACACAACAATTAGTGGACTTCGTTGGAAACACATCACCTATCTCTCAAGCTATGGTTGCTGATGCAGCCGCTGAATTAGAAACTTCAACAAGAAGTGTCTCTTCTAAGCTTAGAAAAATGGGTCACGACGTAGAACTTGCATCTTCAGTATCAAACAGAACATTCTCTGAAGACCAAGAAGCTACTTTATCACAATTTGTATCTGATAACTCAGGTCAATACACATATGCAGATATCGCATCTTCATTCGAAGGTGGAGAGTTCTCTGCTAAATCAATACAAGGCAAAATTCTATCAATGGAATTAACTGGCCATGTAAAACCTGCTGAGAAGCCAGAAGCTGTTAGAACTTACTCTCCCGAAGAGGAAGCAACATTTACTACTATGGTAAATGGCGGGTCTTTTGTAGAAGAAATCGCAGAAGCCCTAGGCAAATCTGTTAATTCTATCAGAGGAAAAGCTCTTAGCTTGCTAAGAAGTGGCGATATTAACGCTATTCCAAAGCAAAAAGAAACTAAAGGTTCTAGCAAAGCTGATCCTTTAGCTGAAGTCGGTGACTTAGACAGCATGACTGTAGAAGCTATTGCTGACGAAATTGGCAAAACTGTAAGAGGAGTTAAAACTATGTTGACAAGACGTGGCTTAACATGTTCCGATTACGATGGAGCCGCTAGAAAAGAAAAAGCATCTAGCTAATTCATTTCTTAAATCTTGAGCAGGGGACTTATCCTCTGCTCTTTTTTATCTGGGAGGGTAGACTTTGAACTTAACTTCAGCTCTGTTGAAGCAGATTATTATGCAAGAAGATTTTGAATCTTGGGGAAACCTTAGAATCAATTATCTATCTGGCGAGTATCAATCCTTACATAAGGTAATAGATACACACATAAAAAATTTCAGTAGTCTCCCAACCTTTGAAGACCTTAAACTATCCATTCGTGATAGAAAACTACAAGAAAAAGTATTTGCAATCGAAGCTGTTGAGGTCGATATCGACGCTTGGGTTTTACTTGAGTACTTAAAAAATGAGTACACACAAGTAGAAATACTAGATGAATTAGATAAATTCATTGATAAAACTGTAGCAATATCTTCAGCAGAAGAAAATGTAGAAGCAATACAACAGATTGTTTTAGACGTAGGAGAAAGAGTCGACTTAAAGCTCCTGAAGAAAACATGCAAACAATCCCTCTATTTGATTCAGAAAAAGACCTCAAGAAGTTTTTACCTCTTGGACTTAATGATGACTATGACCAAACACTTAAGTTCTCCCCTAGAGACTTGATACTAGTTGGTGGCCGTAGAGGTGCAGGTAAATCCATTACTTGTTGTAACATTGCTAACAATGTATATGAACAAGGAAAGAGTTCTCTTTACTTTACTATTGAGATGGACAGTCGTTCCATACTTCAAAGAATGTGTGCCTTAGGCGCTCGTATTCCAATTTCACGATTAGCTACACGAAACTTAACAACTGTTGAGTGGGATAGAGTAGCAAACTGGTGGGCAGGAAGATTTGAGGGTGGAAGCGAGTTAGTACCTGAATTCACACAAACAAGAGATTTTGATTCTTTCCATGCAAAATTACAGACAAGACCACTACACAAGGATAGACAGCTTGATGTAGTGTATGACCCAGTACTTAGCCTTTCTAGAATACGACAAGAATTAGAAAGCAAAGTAGCACAAACAGATTATGGAGTAATAGTAGTTGATTATCTAAATCAAGTTAAACGCTCCAATGTTCCCTCAAAGAGTGGACAATATGACTGGACAGAGCAGATAGAAGTAAGTAAGACTCTGAAAAGTATAGCACAGGAATATGAAATACCTGTGTTTGCCCCTTACCAAACAGATAATACAGGTGAGGCAAGATTCGCAAAAGGTATTCTCGATGCAGCAGATGCAGCCTTTACACTAGAAACATGGTCGCCCGAAGATGAGGCAATCACATTTAACTGTACAAAAATGAGAAGCGCAAAGATGGAAGGATTCACTAGTGTAATGGATTGGGAAACATTAAAGATAGGCCCTCAATCAACTATGAATCCTAAAGAAAAAGAAGATATAAAAGATAGCTTATCTACAGGAGAAGATATACATGACGCAATATAACGAGCTAATAAAAAGAAAAGCAAAAGAGTTGGAAGCAGAAGAGTGGGGCAATCAAGTAAAATACATACATGCTAATAATGGA